GAAGAAAAGAGAAGGAAAGAATCCACATCTTTTCTAGCGACTGGAACTATAAGTGTGGTTTATATTTAACAAAATAACATGGCAACAATTAAAGAAGTAGCAGAACATCTAGACCTCACACACGTTAGGATTCACGACCTATTCAACGAGAATGTCTTGATGAGATCAGGCAAGTCTGGTGGTCAAGATAAAGATGATTGTCGAGTGCGCTACATTAGATACTTGCGTGGTTTAGCTAGAGGTAAAAACACCAATAGTGGGGATCTTAATGAAGAACGAACCAGACTAACTAAAGCACAAGCTGACAGAGCAGAGCTTGAACTACAAGAAAAAGAAGGTGATTTAATATCATCAGATGTCATTAAAACAATATGGTCTGACTATGTATCTAACACTAGAAGCAAACTCTTAGCTTTGCCATCCAAATTAGGACACCTAACCCAAGCTGCTGAAACTTATGCAGAAGCCGAAGCAATAATCAAAGAAGCAGTATATGAATGTTTAGAGGAGTTATCAGAAGATGCAGAATCCATATAAAATCCAGAGCCCTGCCTTAATTAGCTTTAGTGGTGGAAGAACATCTGGCTATATGTTACATAAAATACTTGAAGCACATAATGGTAAATTGCCAGATGATGTGTGTGTGGTTTTTGCTAACACAGGTAAAGAAATGCCAGAAACCTTAGACTTTATAAATGATTGTGAAAAAAAATGGAATGTCAAAATACATTGGCTTGAACTTGATATACACAATGAAAGACCAATTTATAGAAATAAAGAAGTTTCTTATGAAACTGCTAGTAGAAATGGTGAACCCTTTACAGCACTTATAGAAAGAAAAAAAATGTTACCAAACGGAGCAATGAGAATATGCACTGCTGAATTAAAGGTAAGTGTAATGTCAAGATTTATGAGAAGCAGAGGTCACAAAGAATGGTTTAATGTTATTGGTCTGCGGTACGATGAAATGAGAAGAGTGGCAAAACAAAAAGACACAAATGACAAAGATGTTAATAAATGGGAAACACTTATGCCAATGTATGAAGCACAAGCCACTATAAAAGATGTTTCAAATTTTTGGCAAAACAATGACTTTGATTTGCAACTGCCAAACATGGGTGGCAAAACCCTAGCAGGAAATTGTGATTTGTGCTATTTGAAAGGCAACCAAACACTAACAAAGCTCATCAAAGAAAGACCAAGTTTAGCTAATTGGTGGATTAAGCAAGAGCAAAAAGTAGCAAAATATAAAAAAGATTACGGCTCAAACTATAAGGCAACATTTAAAAGCAATCTGAGTTATATAGATTTAGTAGAAATTACTGAATCGACAGTTGAATTAGGTTTTTTAGATGATGATGGTAGAAGTTGTTTTTGCCATGACTGATTTAAGCAAAGTATACAAAATCCTAGCCAAGATTTGGCAACCACCACCTGACTTGCAAGTAGATCAGTGGGCTGATAGCTATAGAAAACTATCATCTGAATCATCTGCTGAAGCTGGGCAGTGGCGTACAGATCGTGTGCCTTTCCAAAGAGAAATCATGCAAGTCATTAATGACCCAAGTGTTGAAGAAGTTGTCTTCATTAAATCAGCACAAGTAGGCGCTACAGAAATACTACTAAACACAATCGGCTACTACATTGACCAAGAGCCATCAACCATCCTATGCATACAGCCCTCACTGTCTATGGCACAAGCCTTTAGTAAAGATAGACTAGCGCCTATGCTTAGAGACACACCTAATTTAAAAAACAAAGTCAAAGATGCCAGAACTAGGGATGCAGAGAACACCACCATGCACAAGAAGTTTAGTGGTGGCTCAATATCATTGGTTGGTGCAAACTCTGCTTCAGGTCTAGCTTCAAGACCTATAAGGATATTATTGTGTGATGAGGTCGATAGATACCCAGCATCAGCAGGAACGGAAGGTGATCCAATATCATTAGGTAGAAAAAGAACCACAACCTTTTGGAATCGCAAAATTATCCTGACCAGCACACCCACAATAAAAGGGCTATCAAGAATAGAAAAGGCATACGAAGAATCAGATAAACGAGTGTATAAAGTACCATGCCCACACTGTATGCAGACACAAGAATTAAAATGGCAACAAATAACATGGCTCGAAAATAAACCTGAATCAGCTTCGTTATCATGTAAGCATTGTGCTGCAATAATACCTGAAAGTAAAAAACAATGGATGCTACAAAATGGCGAGTGGGAAGCTCAAGCAGAATCTAAAAGAGTTGGGTTTCATATCTCTGAATTGTATTCACCCTTTAGAACATGGGTTGAGTTAGTCGAGGATTTTCTCGAAGCTAAAAAATCACCTGAACTGTTACAAACATTTATCAATACCACACTAGGCGAGACATGGAATATGGATCAGGGCGAAGAAATAGATTCAGATGCCCTCCAAGACAAATGCGAACAATACAACCACGAAGCAATACCACAAGAAGTCTTAACCTTGACAGCAGGTGTTGATGTTCAGGCTGATAGATTAGAAGTACAGGTTATAGGTTGGGCTGACAACTTAGAAGCATGGGTGACAGAGTACAAAATCATTTGGGGTAATCCTGCTACTCAAGAAGTCTGGCAAGAATTAGATGAGTTCTTACGCAACTCATATCAAACAGAAGATGGTAGAAGGTTAAACATAGCTGCTACTTGTGTCGACAGTGGACACATGACAGATCAAGTTTATGGCTACACAAGAGGTAAAAACTCAAGAAGAATCTTTGCCATTAAGGGTGCATCGGTAGCAGGCAAACCAATAGTCTCAAAACCTCAGTTTGTGGGCAGAAGAAAGACAGCGCTGTTTACTGTTGGTGGTGATACGGCTAAAGAGTTTATCCATGCTAGACTAACAGACAAGAAAACCAATCTAATACATTTTCCTAACACTGTAGATGAAGAATATTTTAGGCAATTAACGGCTGAAAGGAGAGTGCCAAAGATATACAAAGGCAAGACTACACTCATTTGGAAGCAAACAAGGAAGCGAAATGAGGCACTTGATACTTTTGTTTATGCTCTAGCAGCCGTAAATATCTTACAACCTAGCTTTGAAAAGTTAGCAAATCGTGAGCAAAAAGATCAAATACAGCCTAATGTGCAAGACAAACCATCTATTATCCAAGAAAGAAGAAGATTATATAGAAGAAAGCCATCAAACTTTGCTAATTCATGGAAAGAATAGCTATAATTTAGGTTAAAGTATTTCACATGGCTAATTTATTTGATAGAGACAACTATCCAAATCAAGAACCAGACACATTAGTCGTTGGGGATCGTTGGGTTTGGCAAAGACCTGACCTTGTTTCTGACTACCCAACAGACACTTATGCCTTAACTTATGAGTTCCACGAAGATAGTGGCGGTGGTGGCTCACACAAGTTCACTATCACAGCCACAGAAATAAGCGACAACTATCTGGTTGAAGTCGGCAGCTCAACTACAGCAAGTAAGACAGCAGGTGAATATAACTGGTATGCCTTCATTACAAGGAGTGCAGATTCAGAAAGATTTGCCGTTGATGAAGGACACACAAAAATCGAACTTAACTTTGCTAATACAAATGCAGACAACAGAAGCCATGCGAAGATATGTTTAGACAACATACAAGCTGTTTTAGAGAATCGTGCTTCACAAGATCAGATGTCTTATTCGATAGCAGGTCGTTCACTGTCAAGAATGACAGTTGATGATTTGTTTAAGTTTCGTGATAGATATAGAGCTGAATACAACAGAGAAATAAAACTATTACGCATCAAAAATAAACAAGATACTGGCAACACAATTAAAGCGAGATTTTAAACATGGCAATTTGGGATAATCTATTCAAACAACGCAAGAAAACCAACAAGAAACAACGACACTATAAAGCAGCACAATCTAATAATCTTTTTGCTGACTGGATCGGTGGCTCTAGTAATGCAGACAGCAACATTAAGTTCAATCTTAGAAAGATTAGAGATAGATGTCGTGAACAAGCAAGAAACAATGACTATGCTAAGAGGTATCTTCAGCTTTTAGTCACTAATGTAGTCGGACAAAATGGCATAAGGATGCAATCAAAAGCTAGAAACGATGACGGCAACCTAGATACTATTGGCAATCAGGTCTTAGAAAACGAATGGAAGAAGTGGTGCAGAATAGGTAATTGCACGATAGACGGCAAGATGTCTTTTGTAGATGCGCAAAAACTATTCATTGAAACATTAGCAAGGGATGGCGAGGTTTTAATTAGACACATTACTACGAATAACCCACTTGATCCTTATAGAATACAGTTTCTTGATGCTGACTATTTAGACGAAGAAGAAAATAAAACCCTAAACAACGGACAAGAAATCATAATGGGTGTCAAGCTAGACAAGTACGGCAAACCTATCACTTATTATCTCTTTAAAGAACACCCACACAACAAAGGCTTCAATAATTACGATAGATCGCATATAGAAGTACCTGCTCAAGACATCATTCATGCTTTCCAAGCAGACAGACCTGAAC